TATTGACCGAACCCCTGAGGTCAACAAAATCAACCCCAACAACTGCAACCTGGTGGAAGAAGCACTTCTCACATCAGTAGGCATCCCTTGCAGTTCCAACTCAACGGGTGATGCCAATCACAAGGTCACCTCTGCTATCCGCAACAAGTTCGAGTACGACATCACGCCGAAGCACTTCGTGCATGAGACCACCGTAGTCGCGACCAAACAGTGGAAAGCTGAGCGCCTTGCGCAAGGCAACCCCCTCGCTACCAAATTCATCCCTCTCAATCTGGACCACAAGGACCTCTTCCGCTACGCCTCCGACACCACAAGTCAGGTCCTTCCTCGTTTCGATACCCCGCAAGTGCATTTCGAGGAGTGCGGCCACTACCTCACGCAGGCCGACATTGCCGCTATTTTCCACCGCAACCCCGAAGTCCTGCTGATCACTTTCACCGGTTTCTTCGTTCCTGAAGCCATCCTCCGCCACCACTCGCTCATCCCTGCACTCTACCGCCTACACTACCCTAAGGACGCTGACCACTTCATCTACGAACTGGAACCTCACCAGGGCCTCGCCGACACCTACGAGCACCCTTTCGAAACTCTGAGCTGGCTCACCACCAAGCACATCGTCACCGCTGACTCCGTCTTTTACGTCGGTCATCAGCACCAGATCTACACAATGCACCTCATCAGCATCAGCCGCACCCCCCATCTCACAAGGTCCGAGTTGGTCGTCAATGCTCCCGCCGTGGTGGCCGTCCCCTCACTCACACGTCGCCGTCCCAAAATGCTGCGTCCCTATGTACCGGCCTCTGTGCACAACGCCATGCTCTGCTACGTTCGCGCCGTCTCCAAGGCAGAACGTGAAGATCTCTGGCTCAAGGCCCGTACCTACATCGAACAGATCAACGACGGCTCGCTCAACACCGCGACAATAGAGCACTACGTCGCCCTGCTCCTGCTCTACCGCGACAACGTGGGTGATTCCCCCGAGACCATCAACACCTATTTCTCCATGCTCGGGATGCTCAAGTACTACACGATCGACGGTCTCCGCCACTTCCTCTCCCGACCCTGGTCCAAACGTCGGGATCGTTTCATCATGGCTGCCAACCCTCCAGAACTCGCCTGGGTCTTCCCGCTTTCCGACGTCCTTGTCACCCCCGGTGGTTGCTCCCTCCTTCTCGACCCTCACAAGCGTTACTCGGCTCTCACTGCTTCCCTGCAGGTGAGTCTCCGTGCTCTGGTCGCCAAGAAGTTCGACGCAGCCTTCCTCCTCGGCGACGCCGTGACTGAGCTCGACCTCTCCGAGACAGTTAGTGTCTCCACCCTCGACGAACGCATCAACCGCATTCTCATTCGTGGGTGGAACAAAATCGTCTCCTGGGGTTTCCCGGAAGCCTCGCTGCCCGTCCCCGAGGTACGTACGGTGACCGTGCCCAAACCAAAGCTGAGCTTCCACTCATCTGGTTCCGCTCGGGTTGACCTGCTTGGGCTCACCAAGGACGCCTCGATGGCCTACAATCGTCTGCAGTCACAGAGGGAGTTGGCACATCGCCTCGCTGCCTCAAATGCCGCAGATCGCCGTTCGCCGTTACTCATCCCTGTAGCCTTGGAGCCCGAGGCCCGTCCCCGTCGTCAGCACCCTCCGCGTCCTCTCGTGGCCAATCAGACCAGCCACACCTTCCCCGCCCCAGACCCACGTCCTTTCCCAAATGAAAACACAGCTGTCCCTGACAGGATAAACTACACCACACCCTCCCCGGTTCTAAGCAGTCTCGCGCTCCCACCTCCGCCCTCAGCTCACACCCCAAGCCCGGCGCTGTCCAGGCTCTCCATCCCCTTGGCAGCTCCCAGCCCAAAGCTCAGCTACCTGAGCCTCAACGGCACCTGTGAACATTGCCGCACCACTTTACGGCCCTGTTCCCTCTTCGGCTCCGCCAACGAAGAGTGTGGGCACCCTGACGTTTGCGAGGACCATCACATCTGCGCAGTCCCCGAGGATTCCGTTGACTGTCCAAGATGCGGGACACCGCTTGTCGCTTGTGCCGCTGAGTTCGACCCGCTCGCTGAGTGCCAGGATCCCGACACTTGTGAACGTCACCACAGTTGCCATACTGTTCCACCATCGCGCGCCTCCTCCCGCCTCTCCAACCACTCACGGAGCAGTTTCAAGGCTGCCCTCGCCTCTTCCAGTAATCAAGCGTCCGCTCCGGCTCTGACGGCCAAGTCCCTTGGGCTTGTGCCCGTGCATACCGGTCGACAGCTTTCCCATTACTTCAACGACCCTAAAACCCAACGCCTTCCCCTCAACTTGGTCAACGTCGTCCCAACCCTGCCAAGTCAGCCCGTCAGCCATCCTGCCGACTTCGACGGGCCCTCTGACGATCCCAGGGAGATCAGCTACCCCCAAGTCAAGGTCCAGGAGTTCACAGGCGTGAACTTCTCAGACCTCCCAGCCGCCATCCAACAACGACTCGGTCGCCTCTACCCGCGTGGCATCAACCTCCGCGTTCCCCCCCGTTCCAACTCCGACCCTCTTCTTGCCCTCCCGCTCCCACATGAGAACCGATGCGTGTTCACCACCTTTTCCGACTTGACAGGCCACTCCGTCGAGTCAATCTGGCGTGTTTACTGCCGCAACGCCCCAACACACATCATTGAGGCGCTCTCGCAAGGCGGGATGGCGTCACAGTGTGACCTGGTTTTGCTCTGCGCCCTTTACAAGGTCGCCATCAATCTCATCGTTCACGCCAAGGACAGCAAGACGCAGCAGATGAAGGCTGGTTCCCGCTGGCTTGGTTTCACAACCAGCGCCAAGGTGTACACCGCCCACTACTCTGGCCTGTTGCAACACTATGCTGCTGAGGATCCGGGCTGGGGCGGCGTCAATCGCATTTTCCGCGCCCCTCTCATTCACGCGGACAAGCCCCCGAACTCGATCCAGGAAGAAGGGAAGAACGCCATCTTGAACCAGTTGGACCGTGGTACCTGGATCAAAGTTCGTTACGACCTCCGTCGCGCCAAGGCCTACATGCGTGACCTCAAGAATCAGACAACAGGCACCCTTCACGTTGCCGAGTTCGCCAAAAGAAAAGAGTACTCCGCCACTCAATGGGATGTGGCCCTCGATGCCCAAATCCGTCGCAAGCGCTACCGAGAGATCAAGACCAGGGTCAGCATCGGCGCTCCAGGTTCTTCCAAGTCACGGCCAGTGATCAACGCGTTCAACAACAACGTCGTCAACGGTCTTTGGGGCTTCGTCACCCCGCGAGTCAAGCTCCGCCAGGAGGTGGTCGCTAAGATGACCAATCTGCCCAGCTCGCTTGGTTTCATGGTTGAGACCTTTGAGAAAAACCTGTTCTCCAACCGCGTCATCAAGAACTACGACGAGCTCCAGCTTCTCCCTCCGGGCTACATCGAAATGGACATTGCCCGCCACAAATCCCTCGCCTTCGTCTCCGTCACCTTCGACCCCTGTCAAGCGCGCTTCCACGAGCAGCATCACGAGAGCACGATGAACCAGGAATCACCCGGCTGGCATTCTGTCATGGACGCGGCCACCGAGTATCTCAATTACTCCTACACCATGCCCTACGTCATCTGTCAGCTCTTTGGTGTCACCCATCTCGGCGCACGCGGCCATCTCCTGTTCTCCGAGACTTACTCGCCCAACCTCCCGACTTTGGTCGCTTCCGAGAAGAATCTTGCGGTCTACCAGTCTCCTGAGACTCTCACCTTCAGCAGTTCCACTGGTTCCCGCTTTGAGTACCCAAAGCACACCGCCTACCAGGTCATCCTCGACCTCGCCGCGTTCAACTGTGACTACGGCACCGTGCTCACCGCCCTCACCCGCGGCTATGGTGTTGATGTCATCGTAGTCACCCAGGGGCTGCCACGGAAACTTCGAGAGGCCTTGAAAACCCACCCCGTCTGGAACGCGGTTTGTCGCTGGCAGACCCACACTTGCAAGCTGCCCACCTTGTTCCCGGAGATCTTCAACGACCCGACGCGCCCAATCACCATGATCGATGAACCGCCCAACTACACAGGTGGTCGCAATCTCTACGAGAATCCGGACATTCCACGCGAGTACAAGGTCTGGTTCCGAGGAGACGGCGACATCCACGTCGCGACCGAGCCCTCCTTCCTCCAACCTGAGGCTTTCGAGTTGACACCACTGACCTCCAACCCCAAGACCGGGCTCACCTTCCTGACCGAGTTCCACCTGCCTTACCCAAACCGTGAGGAACGCGAAATCTACGTCAACGGGGAGATCTCCATGCAATTCTTCGATGGCACGGTTGCCAAACAGCTCGTCAACGCCGTGACGTATCAGCCCAACTTGCAACTCTGGTACCCAAGGCAAAGACGTGAGGACAGCGCCACAACCTTGGCCGGCATCCAAAAACGCATCTCGGTTTCCACCCCTGCTCGTAACGCGCGCAACTACGAGTCACGTTATGCCGATGGCCGTTTCTTCCATCGCTGCTTCATGAGCGCGCTCGGTCTGGACTCTGAGGCCGTGATCCCATTAAACCGGACTCGCCTCCTGGAGCTCATGAACGAAAACGAGATCAAGCAGATGGAGAAGCCGATTGCCCAGCTCGCCGCCAACAAGGAACGTGCCGACCCGACGCACCACTACCACACCATGCTCGGCATCTTCACGAAAGCACAACGCAAGATCAAGGATGGTCAGCTCAACGGCCCAGCCAAAGCTGCGCAGCCACTCGCCACTGCTGCCGCCTCTGTGGTGTTGCTCCTCGGGGTCCTCGGTCGCTACGTCCTGGACGTCATACGCCAACTTGTTCCCGAGAACCTGTTCCTCGCCGCTAAGTCCACCCCGGACGACATGGACGCCTTTTGCAAGAAGTGGTTCACCGACGCCCCCACTCTCATGGAAGACATCAAGGAGTTTGACGCTCAGCAGGATGGTGGCCCCCTTGCTTTTGAGGAACATCTCTTGCTCCACACCATGCAGCTTCCTGTCGAGATGGTCGACTTCTACTTGGCTTGCAAGAAATTCGCCTTCGGCTGGCCCGGTTTCATCAGCATCGCACGACTCACCGGTGAATGGGGCACCCATTTGTTCAACGGGAACTTCTCAATCGCCGACCTCTTTGCAACCCGTGACGTCCGTTACATCCCAATCCCCGGTGAACCCGATCGGTATTCGCGTATGGCACTGTGGCACCGATCCAAGGAGAAGATAACTGACATCACCGTCGATTACCCCCACGGCGTCTCACACACAGTCGAGAACGCGATCTTCGTGACAGACCAGCCCCTCGTCCGTGCTCCGGGCCTCCTCTCGCACGCTTTCATGGTTGGCGGTGACGACAAAGCCGTTCACCCGGTCCCTCCTCCCAAGGCCCTCCCGAAAGGCATCAATCACCATCTCAATCGGACCGTCGAAGTGGCCGACATCGGCAAGTTCACTTCCTGGACCTGCACCAAGGATGGCTGCTTCAAGGACCCAATCTTGCTGCTGCATCGTCTCCTCATCGCAACCGAGCTCGGCACTCTTCCCCTCGTCTCACAGTCCTATCTCATGGACTTTATCTACGCCTACCGTTTCCAGGGCCTCGAAAACTACCTCTCCGAGGAGGCCCTCGAAGCCCACTCCTTCCTGACCCGCTTCTTCGTCCGTTCCTCTCATCTCCCTGGCCACTACCTCCTCAACCGTTACGCTCAGGGCAGCATCCGGCGCTTCGCCAACTTGTCAGGCTTCCGCACCCTCGTCAACACATACCGCGGGCTCACCGACACCGCCTCGCGCGCTCTTTTTGATGTTGAACTCACCGCTCATGCCGAGAAAGCTGCCTTCAGATCGGACTCCCAACAGGCCAGGGACTTCGCCTCCTCTCTTCTATCCCGCGTCCATGACGCCGCTTCCCTACCATTGGACGACCCCCGAAACCAGAGCATCTCAATCCCCACCAGCAGCGCCTACGGCGTTGCTGGGGTCGATCCCAAGCTTTTGTTTTGAACACCAATGCATCACCTCCTACCCCACATCATAACTTATGGTTTCCT